TCGTCAAAATCAGAACCATCTACGCCATCGTAAACAATGATGCATTGCCAATTTGGGTTCGACTGCATTATCAATGAATCAATCGAAGCCTGTAAAGTAGGTCGATTTACGGAAGGAATTACAAATGTTACGCCGTGCTTCATAACGCAAATCTACATAATTACGTACTTCCCGCCTGCACTTTGCGATAGCTTGTTGAGCGCAACGTAGCGCACCGCATCGATAGCGTGATTGTACTTGTCAATCGGCACTTCCAACGATGCACCCGTGCGGTCAGTATCCCAAGTGTAGTTGCGTAGTTCCTTGATGAGGTTCGTGCTGGTCTTGGTCACCTGAATGCTGAACCTGTGTAGGATGTCGATGGAATTTCGGATGCTGTCCTGTCCCTTGCTTGCTGGCTTGATGTTGAAGCCAAGGCGATGCACCTCCTCGATGCTTTTGGGCTCTGCTGAATCAGCGACAATCTCCCACGCCCTGTTGATGCCGAACTCGCGAAGCTTTGTCGCGATGTCTTGGTTCGTCAAGTTGTTGGTGTACAGCAGTTCGTGAAGGGTCAAAGTGTCGCCTGACCTGTACACCGCCACCAATGCAGTCGGGTCGTTGGTGTACCCCCAGTCAAGGCCGAGCGCGACCAGTTTGGATGTGGTGTAGTTGATTTCATCCACCTGTTGCCAGTTTGAAAAGATAACGCCCTGAACACTGCCGACTTGACCAAGACCGTACACCTTCCACCAGTTGGCCCAGTACGTAGATGTCGCGGCCTTCACCTCCGCCATCTCGATGTCTTTGCGGATGGTGTCGGGTAGTGCTTCGTTATCGCGGAACGTCAGCACCAGCAGGTCAGAATCATCCTCACGAAGCACCTCGGTATGCGCCCAAAATTCGTGCGTTGGGTTGTAGTCGATGTATATCGCTTCGCTTGTTCTGATGGCTAACTGATAGTAGCTTTCAAAGTCGATGTTGTTGGCCTCGTTGATGTACAGCACCTGCCGCCGTGCGCCTCTGAGCCTGCCTTCGCTATCTGCTGAAAAGAACTCGATTGTGCTTCCATTGGCGAAGTTGTACGTCAGCAGGGTCTTGTTCCAGCGGTCAGCCGCCCAGCGTCCAGTCCACTGCATCACCTTGGCAAAGTCCTTGATTGCACCCCTTCGCAGGTGCGGCACTGATTCGGATACTACGCTGATTTCGGTCTTGGTCTTTGCGGCTATGTTGATTAGCACGGCAAGGATGGCGATGGTCTTGCCCGCAGATGTCCCGCCCTGAATGACTTTCTTCCGAGCGGCCACCTGCCGAATGCGTTTAATCGCTGTTGTGTATTTGAAACTCAATCTGATTGCTTAATCTTCTCAATGTAAACCACCGCATCCATCAACTCCTCCTGCAAGTGCTGAATCCACTCGATGAAGGTCAGGTCATCGCGCTCCATCGTTGTGCCGTACTTGCGCTTGCCCTGTTCCGCTCTTGTCCTAAATTGGTCAATAACTGACTCGACTATCTTGTCACTCACGCAAACAAAAATTGATGCAGTTCTTCAACGGTGCGGCAAATCTCCTTCCCATCCTTATCCCACATCTGCAAATTCTCACGCCTGCCGAAATCCTTCTCGTACATCCACCAAGAAAGGGTTTCGTATTGATGCTCATCGAAGACGTGCTTCAACAGCAGGTCGATGACTTCTTGTGCGCTCTCTCTAAATTCGGTCAGGTCGATGCCAAGTTTATAAGCCTCCCGCGTCCGTTTGTTGTCCGCATCCATTAAGGTCAGCAGGTGTTGTAGTTCGGTTAGGGTCATAGGTCGTCATTAAATAGCGGCTGTTCGATGTGTACGATGCTTTCCACTTCTTGCTTCGGCATTCCGTACACCCGCGATAGCAAGGTTTCAAGGCTGTAAAGCGTTCCCTTCTCGATTGATTTGCGCATTGCGGATGCGATGGTCTTCTCCAAGACCGTGGCCTTTGGATTATCCCATACCTGCTTCAATTCGTCAACGGTCATCGCCATCATATTCTGGATGGTGTCGTTAATTTCGGAACGCTTGTAGCCTTGGTCAACCAGCAGGGTCACGTACTTACGCGGCCTTCCGTTGGGGTTGCCTGACTGCCCTTTTTCAAACGGCTTGTTGTTTGGTATCGGATTACTCACGGCTGTTAGTCGGCTGTTTTGTACGGCAGTCCGTTTCGGGTGATGGTCAGGGTCGAATCAAGCTTCCGCATCCTGTCCACGATGACTTGGCAGTACTTCGGGTCAAGTTCCATTCCGTAGCACTTGCGGTTGAGTTGGTGCGCGGCTACCATTGTCGAGCCGCTACCGAGGAATGCGTCTGATACAATCCATCCCTCCTTACTGCTATTTTGTATTAAAGGAGCAATCAGTAGGATTGGCTTCATTGTTGGATGCTCGACGCTCTTGTGTGGTTTGTCGGCACGTAGCACGGTTGTTGGTGTTTTTTCGCTTAGTATCTCGGTCAGCATCTTCTTCATCTGCTCTTTGGTCAACTTGGCGATGTTTACGTTGTCCTCGATTACCGTTGTCTTGGTTCGGTTATCCACGAAGTAATGTGCTGCACCCTCCTTCCAACCATACAGGCATGATTCGTGTTTATTTTGATAATCTTGCCTGCCTAAAACTATATTATTTTTTACCCAAACTAAATTTTGTTTTAGCAAAATGCCAGAATCAATTAACGCTTTTCTAAAATTAATTCCCTCCGCTTCCGAATACCAAACATACCACGATCCACCTGCCTTGGTGTATGCTCCAAGTGCCGTATAAAAATCATAAAGAAATTGATAGAATGAATCGCCATCCATTTTGTCGTTTTCAATGTCTGTTTGAATACAATTCCCTTTATCAGAATAATTAAGCATTTTGTTTTTTGATGCGTAATCCACGTTATACGGTGGATCAGTCATTACCATATCCGCAAGGCATCCGTTCATCACTTTCTCCCACGTGTCGGTCTGCGTACTATCCCCACAAAGCAAACGATGCTCGCCAATCTCGAACAGGTCGCCCAGCACGATGTCGGTCTGCACTTCGTCAGGCATCTCGTAGTCATCCTCCTCCGCTTCCAGTTCCTGTACCTGCTCAAACTCGGGCAGGTCAAGACCCCACTCGTTTAGTTCATCGGCATCCCACTCATTCGCCAGCATATCCCAATCCCACTCGCCTCCGCTTACGTTGTCCTTGATGATGAACTGCCGTTGCTTGTCCTCATCCCAATCCACCACTTCAATCGGCACTTCCTTCCATCCTGCTTCACGCATTGCCTTCAACCGCATATTGCCACCCAGCACGACCATATCCGTGTTGACCACGATAGGTCGAACCTCGGCCATTTCGGGAAGGTCTTTGATGGACTGCACCAGTTTCTTGAACTTGTCGTCCTTGATAATGCGCGGGTTGTTTGGGTTCGGCTTCAACTCGCCAATGGCTACCTTCTTCATACATCAACGCTGTTCATTATGTCGATTATCTTCTCGCAAATCGCCACCTTCGCGTGCAATGCGTTGGGTGCATCGCAGTCGTTCAATGAATCCAATATGTTGGCCATATCGGTCATAAGCGCGCCAATGTTCACAAGCTTGGACATATGCAAGTTGTGCTGTTCTTCGATGCTAATCTTTGCTGTTGCCATCGCTTCCGTTTACATTAAATACCACTTGCCCTTCTTTTACACAATGCTCCGCGTGTGCCACCAGTTCCGACAGCCTGCCAACGGCACAGGTTGCGCACCACCAATCGGTACGCGGAATGCCAAGGCTAATCGCCGCCGCTTGCAGTGTGTTCACCTCCGCAGGGGTCAGCCGTAGCGACTTGGTTGCGCGGTAGCCTTCCAGTTTCGGCTTGAGTGCCAGTACGTCAAGAATCTGTTGCGGGGTCATTCGGTTAGCTTTATGATGATGATGGCAAGTGCGGCAGATGCCAAGCCTACAAACGGCGCGTAGTATAGCGGTTGGTCAAAAAGTGACAAGCCAAATCCTGTCCAAAAGGCAAGGCAGGACTGGCACGATAAAGGCTTGAAGCGGCTGATGCGGTAGTACCATTTGGGCAGTACGTTATACCTCTCCATCGCCAATGCTGTCAAAGCCGCCAATAAAATCGTTGTAATCATCTTGAAGTGCTTGTTTTAGTCGTTGCCTGCATAGGTCAATCGTGTAGCAGATTGAACGGTATGGAATGCCTGTGTTGCGGTTGATAAGCTTCTTGTTGCCCAGTTCAAGCCAAAGCAAGAATAGGTTTTTGTCATATGGGTATTTGCCAGCCGCCGCCCACTTGTCCATCTCTTGTTCCGCTTTGCGATACAGGTGGTCAGGAACTGTGCTATACTTCTCATCCACCTGCTCAACTTCACCCAAAGCCACGCGCTCTTCGTTGTGCCGATACTTGCGTTGGAATGGTGATGTCTTGCCTCTGAATAAGTTAATAGCGGCGCGCACGATGTAGAAGGTGAGCGCACCTGACGCGTGTAGCTGTTCAACACGCTCGGGCCTGTCGTAGCAATAGATGACCAGTTCGTGTTCAAGGTCATCGGCATAGTCGCTTGTCGCGATTTGTCGCGCCACTTGTCGGAAGACTCCGTCATTGTACAGCTGGTGTATGATTTCGTTGGCACCCACATTGTGGGCAAATATACTCAGGGTCTTGGATTGTTTGTATGAACTTGAAGCGCGAATCATTATTGTGCAACGCCCAGTCCACGACAAGCACGCCGTGATAAACACTGGTATGGTTGCGGTTTAACAATATGCCAATCGCTGTCAAGCTGTATTTGTAGTGATGCTTGCGATACAAATACCACATAAGCGCGTGTCTTGCTCGCGTTACTTCGGCCTTGCGATTGCCTGTGCAAATCTCTTCGAAGGTCACGCCTGTAATGGCTTCAATGCGCTTGGCGATTTCAGTGATGAAGGTTGGTGTTTTCATAAGTTAAGGGTTTGTTTAAATTCTTCAAAGGTTCTAATAATGACGTACTGGTAGCCAGCCGCTTCAATGACAGCCTGCCATTCCTTTTGTGCAGGTGACTGCCTGCCTGTTGGCGTTTTAAATTCCAGTGCGATAAGTCCAGCATCAGACAGGTACATCATATCCGCAACGCCCGCAACCACGCCCATCGCTTTCATAATCGCGCCTTCAAACTTGCCGCCACTGTTGTTGTTGACAGTGAATAAGCGGCCACGTTCCTGCGGCCTTTCATTCCAGTGGTAGCGGAAGCACTGCGCTTGTAGTTTAAATTCTTCTAATCCCATTTAAATCCGTGTAGTTCTTGAAGTTTGTAGTAAAATCCTGATGCATAGCCGCAATGTCGTAGCAATTCCCTGACATCCGATTCTCGCTTGACTATGTTGTGAAGCACGAAAAATAGCTTTATTTTCTTTGCGCGAATCATCGCCGCTATTTCTGCAAGTGAGGATTCTTTTGCCAGCTGTCGCCATTGGTATGGCGTGTAGTTATCGCGTTGCAGGATGACTTCTTCACCCATCTGCGATTCTTTGACAGGCGCGACAAATCCGCACGAAGGGCAAATCACAGTTGATGATGCCATCATATATCCGCACTTGCGGCACGTCTTGACAGGCGCGACCCCTTTGCGTTTCTTCTCCTTCTTTTCCAGTGACCACGGCCTTTCTACCTCCCATCCGCCGTGTTGCTGTCGGTTGTTGCCGAAGTCAAGTATGGTGAATTCGGTCTTGGTTGGCGTTACCCTGCTACCCCTGCCGCACATTTGAAGGTATAGCGGTAGCGACTTGGTTGCCCGATACAGGATAACGACTTCCACGTTCGGGTCATCGAAGCCAGTGGTGAGAATCCCGCAGTTGCACAAGATTCCGTTTGTGCTATTCTTAAACCACGCCAACACTTCCGCACGCTCATCGCCTTTCATCGTGCTATCCAAGTGTCGCGCGGGTAGTCCTGCGCCTTGCAACTCTTGGCACAGTTCGCGACTGCTTGCAATGGATGGCGCGAATGCCAGTGCTTTCTTCCCTGCCGTGTATTTGTTGTAGTTTGTGATAACGCCGCGAAACACCTTCTGCTTACTGAACGCTTGGCCCATCTGATTCGCATCATAATCGCCATTGTACATCCGCACGCCTGAGAGGTCAACAGGAACGCTATACGTTGTCGGGATTGCGAGGTACCCAGCATCCACCAACTCGCGTATAGTTACAGGCTCGACAATGGCCGTGTAAAATTCTTTGAGTGCTTTCTGATTGCCCTCTCGATGCGGCGTTGCTGTCGCACCGATGACCGTTGTAGTTGGCTCGATGAATTTAAATAGCTTGTCAAAACTCGCCTTGTGCGCCTCGTCAATGATGACAAGGTCGATGCCTTTTAGCCAATTCGCGTATTCATCGTTTTTAAGCCTGTGGTTGAGAGATTCTACCATTGCTATATACGAGGTAGCCTCAGGCAGTTTGCGTGTCCCTTGTTTGATGTAAGAGGGCAAAATCGCGAAACGTGTAAGTGCGCCATCCGTTTGCGTCAGCAGTTCAATGCGGTCGGTGATAATCAGCACCTTCTTTCCTTTGGTCAGTGCGGCCTGAACCATCGATGAAAACATAACGGTCTTACCTGCGCCAGTTGGTGCGCACAGGATGATGCGCCTATTTCCTTTCCGCATAGAATCGCGTAGCAGGTCAATGGCGTGTTGTTGGTATGGTCTAAGTGTAGTCATTGTAGTCAGTTTGTAGTCAGTTTTTTGCAATCAAAGTGACTACAAAAAAAGTGCCTTGGCGATATCTGCAAGGGCGTTTTTTCGGTTTGTAGTCAATGTAGTCACTTCTTTTTAATAAAAAGAGTATATATTATATGTATACGAATATTGAATATTACACACGCTATAGAGTTTCAAAGTTGTTTTTGCAGTGACTACACCGACTACATTGACTACAAAAGAGGCGAATGTTGTGCTTGAAGTTCACTGACATTGATTTGCCATTTCCTCACAGGAACTGCGCAATTGCCATCCCTGCGGCTTTTTTGGTTATATCCTAACGCTCGAAGTTGCAGTCCAAGCTTGTGCAGGCTCATTGATTGGCGTGAATTCAAATCAATGTAAACTTTGATTGCACTGGTGGTCATCCAGTTTGTACACGACTGACTTGGCGGTTCAAAGTACTTGACAATCAGCTCGCGCTCTAAACTTGGCTGTTCGTTGCCCATCGTATTTTGATTCAGCACTGCAATGTCTTGACCGCTCAAATACCAGCCTTGTGGGTTGGTTCTCCACTCGTTGTATAGTTCAACCAATAGTTCGGTTTTGTCAATGGACTCATACTTCTCCCAGTCGATTTTAATCACATCAATTGGAATGATGCGGCGGTTTCCTGTTGGGTCATTGATGATTTCGGATTCGTTACTTGTGCCACATAGCACGGCCAACCTCCGCAGTTCCTCGTGTACTTTTCCATAAGGCTTGCGTATAGTAAACGTTTTACGACTTGACAGCTCCTTCAACTTTTTCGCCTCCTGCTTTGACTTGCCTCCGAATTCGTCATCGCATAGGATTATTTTTTTACACATCAGAATCTCATCATCCTTACCTGCGTCAAGTTTGGTTTCACCGTAGTAGCCTTGCAGTTCATCGGGCAGTAGTTGTCGAAAAAAGTTTGTTTTGCCGATGCCCTGCGCACCTGTCAGCACCAAACAAATCACTGAATAGTCGTAGTGCATTGACCCGATGATGCTCAGAAGCCACTTTCGTAAAAAGTTTGCGATGTAAAAAATATCGTGGTTGTTGCTTTCAATGCAGGTAATTAAGTCATCGATAACGCCTTTCGGTCGCTTGGATGCATTTGCCGCAAAGAAGTCAACGAATGGATTATACCGCGCTGTATTTTCAGAATCAATGATATCGAACACCAGTTGCTTTTTGACCTTTGAACCATAGGCGTGAACGGCTTGCAGGTAGATGGTGTTTAGTTCGCGGTCGGTCAATGGCTCGCCTGCCTTCTCGTAATTGCGCGTCACTTCGTTCATCTTAATGTTAAAGCCTGCGATAAACGTTTTAAGCGCGTCCAGCATCTCATCTGCTGATGGCTTTTCTACGTCTTTTTCTTGAAGCGCAAAGGCTTGGGTAACGCGCTCTTCTACGTCTTCCAGTCCTTCGACTTCGGTTAGGTATGCGATTGTTTCATTCCGAGCATCATCGGTTGACTTAAATCCACCAGCGACACCAACGCGTGAGCGGTTGACTAGTGCTTGCTTTTCGATGCGCTTTGTTTCAGGCGTTTGTACATCAACACCTGCGCACTTGGCCATATAGACAAGGGTTGCAAAGGTGATTTCTCCGCGCGTTGATTTCAGCAATTCATCGTATTTGCTGTCGCATTTGCGGCTGTCGTACTTTGCGCTCACTGATGACAGCGAGTGAAACATTGCCCTGCCTTCGGGTGAATCTTTGTACTTGTTGATGATGGCACAGCCAACGCGATACCAGTCGTGGTAACCTTCGCATAGGTTTATGCCTCGGCTGATGATTTGCGAAAGCATATAGTTGCTATCGCTTTCGTTACCAACGTACTGCGCTCGCATCGGTGCCGATGGCTTTGGCAGGTAGTCCTTAAATCGTGGTATTTTTTTCGCGGCTTGGTACAAGTCAGGGTCATAGCTGACGAACCGAAGGCGCGCCACGTCCTTGCAGGATTTGTCGCAGATTAGTTCGTACCTATCAGCAAGTCGCTTTTCAAGTGCAAGGTAAGCGTCAAGGTGTCGGTTCGGGTCGATGGGAAATATGGCGCAGTAGCCTTGACCGCCAACGCTTACGAACATCGCGTACAATGCAGGGTCTTCGCGTAGCTTGGCGATACCTTCTTTGATGTTCGGGTTGTCATTGGCATCTATATCTATTGCGATAAAGCCACTGTGTTCAATCAGATGTTCTTTTTTACGTTGCTTAAACTCGCCGCTTGTGGTGAAGGCGGGTAGGTTGTCTTTTGAGCCTTTGCCTGTTCGATAGGCCAGCACTTGGTCTTGCCACCTTCCATCCTTGATGTTCATCAGCAAGGTGTTGAGGTCGCTTGTCTGCGAAGGCGTTACGGCTTTGTTATTTGCAAATACGGATACTTTTATCATCGTTAAAATTTAGAGGTAAAAAAAAGCCCCGACAGATACCAGCTGTCGGGGCAAGCCTAAGGTAGCGGCTCGTCTTACGTCAACAATGCGCTGGTATCACATTGCTAACTCTATCACAAATATAGGATAAATTTGCGACTAATGTCTTTTTAAAACTTCCCATACTCGTGCCGTTCGATAATGATTAGGTGCAGTTGCAGGCGCTCTTGTTAATTTAAATCCTAATTTTTTTAGCGCCACACCTAAGTGATGCAATTGTATTTCTTTATTATACATAGACAAGTACTGGTGCATTTCCGTTGTTGTCATATATTCAACATCGTCAAATGGCAACGGCACTTTAAAATGAGTTAAAATAACTGTACTGTAAAGACCGTAATTGTATTGATTTTTACTGTCATCTATTTCATTGCTTTCTTTCTCACCACCAATAAAAAGATGATTTCTTTCCTCAGCAATTTTGTTCATTGCCTTGTAGCAGGTTCGTTCGGTGAACGTTTGCCCGACCATCAAGCCAACAAAGGCCTCGATGATTTCGGTAGCCGTGTGTTCGTTTCCTTCCATTTCGGTGGAACAAACACGCCCGTCAATTTGCAGGCTGATTTTAGTACACTGATTAAAATGGGTCATTGCCTTGGTCGTATTGGTTGTACGTTCTTTCAACTGGTGCCTGTTTCGGCTGGACGCTTCCAGCAAGGAACTCGCCCTTCGCTCCGTTCTTGGACCACAGCGATACAGTGTATTCCTGTCCGTTCAGAAGAAGATTGCCTTTCCATCGTGGTGCGTTGGCGTTGGCTGATTGATTGGTGAACACGGATATGTCACCGTCTTTTTTTTGGTAATTGCTCATAGTTTGGTTTGGTTTAGGTTGTTTTAAGTTTGTGTTTTTTTGTATTTGTTTTAATTCACAATGAAGCATAATGTCCTCTGCATACATTTTTAATTCAGGTACTGACGTTGTGTATTTGTTTTGTAAATCCACGCGGCCTTTGTCGTGTTCGTGAGCAAACTTAATAAAGTTATCCTTACTAATAATTCCAATAAATTGCACGTTACGGGTAGCTTTATTGTAATTCAAAAAAGCATAATGTGTAATGTTGTTTTGTGCAATTCTTTTTTCAATGCCATACTCAAATCCAATGCAAGCATCTAAATTAGAACGTACACGGACTTTTACATCAACACAAATATCATTAAGTACAAAATCGTGTTTGTATGATTTATGAGATGTTTTTTGAAAAAATGGAAACATAGTTTTGAAAGCAATTTCTCCAACAGCGGCATACAAAAATCTATTAGGGTCAGTGCTTATAGAATACTGATTGCCGTTAAATTTAGATTCTTTTACCCAAAGTTCTGCTTGCGCATAATCTTCATCAGTAACCATATACTGGAATGGAATGTTAATAATTGGCTTGTACTTCATAGTCATTAGTAAAGTAATCGTGCCACACGGAATCAGGCCCTTGATGGCTCTGCCACCAATCAGCCGCTTTCTGCATTTCACTCAGCAAGCCGCCATCGTGTTCAGTTCCCTTCATCCTAATCAAGTCGTGGATGATGGTCTTCTGATGCTGGTCAAATCCGATGTCGGTATAGTGAACATCAGGGATGTCACCGCTATCGTCATTAAACCAATCCTGTGCGGAAAAGTGCATTGGCACTTCGAAGCTACCTGCTTCGTCTTCAATTTCAAAGATAAATTCGATGTCGTTCATAGTTGGGTTGGGGTTAAAAGTTTAATTAGTTTTTTTAGGCAGGCAAGTTCAGCTTCTTCGTAAGTGTCACAATGGTACACTAAGGAGGATTGAACAACGGGATTGTAATGGCCATCGTCGTACTCAATAAAGTGCCTTAAGCCGGGTTTTTCCCTGAACCATCTGAACGCCTGTTGATAGAGGGGGGCAACAACTTCAAATGGATGCACATTTTTGGAGTAGCTGTAATAGCCTTCCGATTGATACAACTCACCAATATCGTTGTAATATGAAAAGCATTCTTCATCAAACCCAAGACATTTGAGTGCAAGGGCTTGTTCGTAGGGGATAAATTCGTTTTTCATACTCATTTCTTGTTTTGGCGTGAATCTAACTCCTCCAAAACCAGCCGCAATTTGTCTGCGGCTGAATCTCTGACAGTGTGGTTGATAGCGATGCGCATCACCAACTCGCAGTTGGCTTGCTCGACGTGTAGGTTAGCAAGGCTCAGCCCTGCCAGCCATAATTTGTAGGCTTGCGGTGTCATTTAAAGGTTACGGTTAAAGTGGTTTTATTGGGTTTCATCGGTAGAACTGGAACAATCTCGCCAGTGTCAGGGTCAACTATCACGGCCTTGCCGTTCATCCTGAACGCCTGTTTCAGCAGTTCCTGACGTGCCTTCAACTTCGCGCTCATCTCGTTGCATACTTCGTCCTGCGTAAAGTCAGGCATTCCGTGTCCTTCGCGTAGAACAACGTTAGCACCTTCGATGCTGAATGCGCCCTTGAAGTGATACGCCTCGTCAATCGCAATATCCTGCGTGTTGTCAAGAATGCCTTCCAGTGCCTTTATTAGCGCTTTACAGCGCACGTGTACGGATAGCGGTGATATGTTGCCATCAAGCACTTGCGAGGTCACTGATTCGATAAATTCGCTAATGTCAGCCTTGCTGATATTCGCGGGTAGTTGCAGGTTAGCCATTGGTTTCTTTCAGGATTTGAAGTGATGAACGAATAAGGGATTCAGCGCGTGACAAGTTGCGGAGTGCTTTTGTCACGTGCGCTTGCGGAAGCTTCGGCGTTGAGTGGTACTTGTTGTTGTCTCGACCGAAAAGCAGGTAAACACTGGATGCTCGCCACTCGCATCCGCGCTTGGTGGTGATGCCTGCCTTGTTCAGTTCCTCCGCCATCTGCCGCAGTGAAGTGCGGCGATGGGCGGGTAGGGTGTAGATGAATTCGATTGGTGTCATTGGTTGGTTGTAGTTAGGATGGTGGTTAGTAATTGATAATGTTTTTTCAGTTGTTCAAATTGTTCGGGTGACAATTTCAATGTGACTGTTGATTGGTCTTGTTCGCGCATAACGCTATCGAATAGCATCGGCTCGTGAATAGTGTCTTGCTTTTTTTTATGACGTATTAAAGCAATTCTATTTCTTTCATTTTGAGAGCGCAAATGGCATTCTTTTGCATATTCAAGAATTACGTTATTTAATTTATCGTCATTATCCTCGTTCCAAAAATATGTTTTGATTTGTTCGTCATAAAAAATCAAATCAGCGTTTATTAACTTAGACTTCAAATAATGTGACATACCTTGCCTTCCTGTTGAATTTTTTACATTTTTTTGAAATGCTTCTAATTTTTTTCGGTTAACAGGTTCTTTTATTAGCTCTGCGGCCAATAGCATTTCTCTAATTTGTAATGCCTTGTTTTTGTATAATTCTAATTTTTGTGGTATCATTTCTTGTTGGATTTAAGTTGTGATTTAACGTATTCAATTCCTTTTGCAAACTTGGCCGCATCCCAGTGTGGTTGCGGAAGTAATCGCGCCATCTCGGCGGGGTCAAGCGCTTCGATTAAAATGCAGTAATCGGTCCGCAGTTTTTCCAGTTCACCTTCCTTGGCGAGTGCAAACTGCATCTCATCAGCGGTTGCTATTGCATCCTTCAATCCGATTCCGAAGTTTCCGAGCGCACGACCCCAAGCACTGCTTTCGCAATTCTCCACGTACGACGTTTTGTTGATGTTTGAACTGGTGCGGTCTTCCTGTGCCAGTCCTGTCGCAACGATGCGGCCAGTTGGGTCGGTGATGACTGCGTTAAGCACTACGAAGTCGGGTGTCAGTTGCACCACTTCGGTTGTCAGGCAATGGTCGGCGAAGTTTTCGCGGAAGTACTTGATTCGTTCCACGACCTCCACATAAGGCTTGCCCTTGATGTTGATTGTTTTTAGGTTGGTCATTGATTTAAAGGTTTAGTTTGTGTTTGGTTGGCAGCGTAGTTTAACGCGGCGCGAATCGTGCCAAATCGCGCTCGGCATAGGTTGAGGGTGTCAGCCTCGCAGTAAACGGAAGTAAGTTGCATAAGGGGTTTAACGGTTTTGGTTTTGGTTGTGTTTTTCATCGTGTTTGTTTAGACGTGCAAATATATAAATAAATATGAATGTTTGCGCGTAGGCGGTGAAGTACCACCATCCAGCATCGGTGTGGATGGCGCAGATGAAGCAGGTGGCGAGAAGGAACGCGGTGTAGGTCAGGGCTTTCATACGGCGAACAGGCTGTAAAAATCGTCAGTGTGGATTCCGAAATTCATACAAATGCTAATCGCCGCGTAGTACGGTGTTTCGTGGACGTACTCGCTCCGCGTGAGCCACCACGTCAGGCGTTCTTTTTGTTCAGCATCCATCGCGTCCATCTTGGCGCGTGCTTCGGGTGTCAGTTTGTTGATAAGTGTTGTCATTGGTTTAGTTGGTTAAATGTTTAGCTTGAAGGATGCGGCCATACAGGGCCCAGTCGAAGCGCAGTGGCTGTTTGATTTCCGCAGATGTTGGCGTTGGTGTGGTGCGCAGTTGCTTGCGGATGTGAGCGAACCACGCGTCAAGGGTGAAGGTGTGTTTCATTGGTTGGTTGGTTTAGGCATTGGCAGTGGTGTGGATGAACGCTGGAAGCGGATGAACCTGAACCAGTCGCGGTGTTGTTTGCGCCACAGTGCTTCGGCAATTTGCTTGGTCCGCGTTGAATTGGTGTTGGCTTCAAAGATATAATCGATGTGAAGCGCGTACATTCCGCTGGGCTGCTTGTGTACGTAGGCATCCAGTACCTTGCCATTGTCAAGCGTGATGGGTGTGTGAGCGATGATGTCGTGTTGCATTGGTTTGGGTTTAGAGGGTTAAAGAGCAATTTCGTTGATGAATTTTTTCAGGCTCATCAAGTAAGCGTCGCCGTTCTCTTTGCCCTCTTTATAGAGGGTCACTCGAGGGCTGGTCATGCGCTCTCCTGTGCGCCAATTTTTAGAGCAAGCGCAAGTCGATTCTTTGCAGATGTGGGCAACCGTAATGAAAGTTGATGCATCCCAGACGGTGTATCCGTGGCCGAGGCATCCTATGTGAAAGGTGGGTTTGGTGTTCATTTGGTTTGGGGTTTAGAGGGTTAGTTGCTACCGTTTTGGTATATGCAAATATACATACATATATATATAGGTTGTATACTTTTTTTTATTTTTTTTTCTGCGTTTCCAGCGTCTAAACGCACATTCCAAAAAAAAGTTTAGAAAAAGCCTTCCCGACAAGCCTCGATTACAGCCGCATCAAGCGGAAAGCCGCAATTTTACAGGGTAGCATTCATAACACTAAAAATAATATGCGCCTACGCTCTCTAAACGCATCATTTTAATTTAAGCCACTTTCTCGGTGCAAGTGGTATATATATATATGTAAGTTATTGCATCGCTTAAAATGGCTAAAAATGGCCTTAAATCGAATGTTGAATTTTGAACTGCTTTTTTTTACAGGCGCATCAAGCGGAAAGCCGCAATCGAAAGCACCAGTCCGAGTGCTATACCGAACCACACAAATGCCATCCGATTCTTGCGCTTTGCAGGCTCGACTTTCACCACGCGTTCAATCGTTACCGTGTCGCGCTCTACGAAGCGTTGTATGACCGTATCTCTGCGCAGTTGGATGCGAATGCCACCCTTGTAATTTGATGCGCTTAAAACGCTTGTTTTCGTGCTATCCGTTAATCGGAATTGCCGCAGGATGCCAGCACTGTCGCAGGGGTTCTCGATGTACAGCTCGGTATAGTGCGGCACCTCAATCAATACGCTATCCTTCTGCACAACCGTGTTGGTCCGCACCTCCACTGCCTTACGACAGCATCCAGCCAATAGCAGGCTAAATATGAGCGTATTCAGTTTTAGCATCGAAGGAAGGACATTCTTTCCAGTTAACACCACGCTTCAAGAAGTCGCGGTGGCCTTGAATCTTGGCGTTGGGGTACTTTGCTCTCCACGCGTGCAGAACTTGGCTGAGTGCGTCCTTTTGCCCCTGCGTGCGATTGTCCAGCGGATTGCCGCGCGAATCAATGCCCCCAATATAACTGACGTGAAGTGAAGCAGAATTATAACCAGCCACCCCATTGCAAATCTCATTATCTGCTGAAAGCGTGACAACTTCCCCATTTGCTTTTACGATTTTGTGATAGCCACTGGCCAACCAGCCAAGCCGTTCACGCCAGTAGCGTTGGATGCTTTCAACCGTTGCGCTTTGTGGGGTCGCTGTGCAATGCACCACAAGGTATTTAATATTTCTCATTACGTTGTATGCAGTTTAACCACCCACTCCGTCCTGTCGCGCTCCTTGCCGTTGTCCTGTATCGTCCGCAATCGTTCCTGTTGCAAATTCAGCCAATAGCCACCAAGTGGTTTAGGTGAGCGACCTCTCTCAACGTGAAAGCCACCTTCACCAGAACTGTACTCTTCCTTGTACGTGCTGGTGCGCAGTTGGTGTACACGCCTCTGCTGGATGATGTCTTGCGTTCGGTTGAAATATTGCACCATATTCACGTGGTGGTACAACTCGTGAACGTGACCTTGCCACGTCATATCATACCCTTCCACAAACGACATAATGCGTTGGTCTTGAATCACGCCTTTGGTGACTGGGCCGCCACCGCCTGAACCGTGGTAGTAGTGGATGACGAAGGCGCGATGCAGGCCGCTACGAATTTTCCCCAGTACCTTCACCGTACCACCGTATCCACCGATGTGCAGGTTGCTTTGGTTCTTGTAGTTGAATATCGACTGGAACATATGCAATGGGTCAAACTCCATATGCTTGATTATCTGCGTTTCGTGATTGCCGTAGCCAATCAGCAATAGGTTATCCTTGTAGGGACTAAACCACTCGACCGCATCTTCCACAACCGCCTGCAAATAGTTGCCCTTGTTGTGTTCGGGTCGGATGTCATCCTTACTTTTACGCGGGTCGCCTTTGCCTTGCATTAAGCAGAAGAAGTCACCGTTTACGATGATACCTGCGCCTTTTGCCTTTGCCGCGTCCAAGTGACGTTTAAGCAAGTCGCGGTCGCATTTGGGATTATCCCAATGCAGGTCGGAAATTAGCAGTAAGTTCAGTTCGTCACCCGTGTAGTTGAGTGTGTGGATGTTAGCCGCGTTGCGCGTTATTATCACTGGATAGGGTTTTGAGAATCTTTGCCTCCAACACCTCGGCAATCTTCACTCCACTGAATCCGACAAGGAACGCCAAGCCGTACTGGATGTTTGGTGCGTTGATGTTCAGAAAGCCAATCAGCACAGGCGCGAGGTAGGTGGCGCATAGTGAGCCGCTGAACACGCTGACCAACTGCATCTTCCAATTGCGTTGCTTTGGTAGAAGCAGAAGCGAGCCAAGGAAGCCTGCAATCGTCAGGCCGATGTTGATGCCGATGCTATTCAGAAAGTCTTTCATTGTATTCTTTGGTGTAAGTTTCATCCCAGCCAAGGAAGGTGTGTACGCCCACTGGGCTCGGCCAAACCTCAAACTGCTCCCAATCTGCATCGGGTTCGTTTGTCCACAGCAAGTCCACGCAGTAGGTGTTGTCGATGTCGCCCAACTCCACGCAGGTGGCATCGGGTTGCGATAGTTGATAGAAAGCCTCGAATTCGGCTTGGGTTGGGAAGGCGTATTTGCGGAAGGTAGCCATTACGTTAGTCGGGTGATGTTGGCGAGTTGGTCATTCGATAGCCTTGTGGTGTAGATAGCGGCGGCGCGGATGCGGTCGTTGAGTTGGCCTGTATCGTTAAAAATTGAACCAAGATTTATTTTGTTGCAACTTGGGACAAGCCTTGACGCGGTACTTGCTGCCGTAGTGCCATTTATCGCAAAACAATAGTCATTTTCTTTGTAGGCCAACGCAATTTTGTAAACGCCACCAGTTGATGGAACTGCGGGAATAGTAGATATCAAATTATTATTTGCGCCTATAACGGAAATTATCGCATATAGTTGAGTAGTGGACTGAAAACCGATTTGGATTCTATTATTTACTGTCCCATCACTAATTGAAATTATTGAATTTTGTGTGAACCTCGCAACATCCACCTCCGCATAAATCGTACCTTGCGTCTGCCCGATATACCCACTCACCCCCGACACTGTGCAAACCTCCGCGGCGCGGGTTGCTGATGCCGCAGTCGTGGGGATGTACGAAGTAGGGATTGCGCCTGTTTCTACCTGTGCGCCCCAGCCGTACAATACATCGCCTGTAACGCCTGTAAACGTTGGCGTGCGACCACTGCCAGTTGATGTAATGAGCGAAATTATCAAGCCTGCACCAGTGCCACTTGAATCGCAAGTAGCAGTAAAAATGCAACGATACCACCCATTTCCGTAGTTTTCAATCCTTGCGGCTCTATTTGCGTCGGCTGATGAACCGCTAACGACTGAAACAGTGCCTGCGATTAAATCAAAATTAGCATAGCCTGCTTGTGTAAACCTTGCAGACGGAAATGTTAGCTGAACAAATTGACCTGCTGCTCCTGTCCCTGCCTTGAAAAAAGCCGACTGTGTATAAATTGTGCCACTTGCATAAGATACAGTCGTTGTAGCATTGCTAAAGACAAAATGCCTATCGCTTACCGCTGTTGGACTTAAGGCATTAGCCGTAGCTGTGCCATTTGGAGCAGATGTTGCGCCTGTTACATTAGTTACATCAGTAAGCGCCCAATTATTTCCACTTACCCACGCCTCACTCTGCAAGCAAAGATTCTGCGCACTCGGTTCAATCAACCCCGCAGGGCAACCGCCTCCAATCGGGTAATCCAAGCGAAGTACGCCCGAAGCCACCGATTCAATCAAGCCACTCGCATTCACCCGCGTGGCGGTGGTCGCTCGCGTGAAGGTGAAGTCAGCACCGCTCACCACAGGCAACTGCGGATAAACAAAGCCTGCCCTTGTCAGTTGCGGCACAACCAAAATTGAAGGTCTGCCACGCACTTCACTGACGGCACCCGATACCGTGCTGATAAACGGCGATGCCACAAAGCCTGCCTCGACTTGCGGCGCGGCAACACGGATGGTGAAGTCAACAGCTTCGCCATTCGCTATCGGCTGATACAACCGCAAATTCACGCGATTCTCCAAATCAATATCGGTCTTAACGCTATTTGGCTCAATGCGCACAAACGTCTGCCCTGTGACTGCCGCCAAGTCCTTCGTCTTCGTTTCCTGAACCGCCCCATCCACAAAGTTCTGCGTCAGCGTCTGCAACACCATCCCCGCCTTAATCGTGCCGCTCACTTTTGCGCAGTACATACTGCCAACGTACTCGCTCGGAATCTGCGCAACAACACTGCCCGACACCATCGGCTCGCAAGCCAGCCACAAATCGCCATCCGACAATGCCGTGCCGCTGACTGTCCATTCAATCGAACGGAAGCCCTGAACCGTTGACGCACTGCTAATCGTGTACGTCAATCCGCTGACGCTACCACTCGCCCAGTTGGTCGGCAACACGCTACCCGTTGCCCCTGCCATCGATGAATTGAAGAGCAGGTTGGTGTTGGTCACCTCTGGCACAATGGCCCGCAACTCAACAACGCGGTTGTCAAGACAGCCATTGGCTACCTCCTGCGTGCCGCTGGCCGCTTCCACGCGCTGGTCAGCAGGCAGTAGCTGGCTGAAAATATCCCCGCGGAAATTATTGCCTGCATTCGGCAATGCAAAGCCGAAAGATAGTGCCATCCCTTAGAACCAGTATGCGGCGGCTGAACCTGAACTTAACGTGATGTTCTTGATTTTACGACCGTAAGGCGCACGCAAAATCCAAAACGCAGGAAGCGCTGGCATAGCATTGGCAGCCAACCCCAGTTGCCCAGAGGTTAGCAGGTTATTGTCAAGGTCATCCGTTAATGCTGAAAGCGTGCTTGATGAAATCATAATGACGTAATCGCAGTTGAGACCAGTCTGCGCAACCGTTGTAAAGTACTTTACCCTTCCGCCGCCACCAATTAACGCCTCATCAATTTGGGTTGTGTTTGCCATATCGTTGTTTTTAGTTAAATACCACTTATGTCGGAACTTCGCAAGAATTGTGCGGATATTCAAAGTCAAAGTTTGCCGTTGCCTGCCATCCTGCGACTTTATCATCCCGCGCCTCCACAAATCTGGTTGCGCTCACGCTGTCCTGCAACGTGTAATCCTTCGCAGGGTCGTTGGTGAATTTGCTGATGAAGTCGCGCATAATGTACAGCGTGTCATTGAGTACCTCATCTTCATTGTCAGTCCACCGCGCCACCACGCTACCAGTCACCACCGTAGATAGGTTGCGGCTATCCTCAACCCTGTCCATTACAAGCACACTCACGCCAAGGGTAAGCGCACCAACATTGGCGGTCATCGATTGCAGGTCGGCAAACAAAAGCGGGTAAACAACCCTATCCCTGTCGGTTGTCCGAAGATTTATCGTGTTGTCCGTTCCTATCGACAGCGGGTCGCCGAATCCCACGCTGTTGATTTGTGGATGTGCCTGCGCAAAGGTCAGCAGGTCGTTCTTTAATTGCACCCAACTCATAGTACTGCTTTAATTTGTTAATGTTCTTCGCGTGTGCCATTAAAATGGGTAAAAGCGTTTTTCGGGATAATCAAGCGGGTCACGAAAGCGGCCACGCCTTCCCAATGCCATCCCTGTTTCGTAACTACTGCCATTCGGGTAAATCGTGTCGATAGCCGTTGGTGGGTTGTCAAATAGCGGATAACTGGCGTGATTTTCTTGCAAGTAGCGGGTTATCCTTTCCGTGTACCACTCCGCATCATTCTTGACTTTGTCCATCAACTTAAACACTTCATCCACGCTCATCGGGTTGCTTTCGGTGCTAGTGCGCCTGTCCATCCCTTTGTTCATATACTTGAACGACAGCACCATCGGCAATTCAAAGTACATCCATTGCACGATAGCAGGTTGGATGTAATCTTCAAGCAGTGTGGTGTTTAGCGCGGTCACCGAGCCGCTAACCACTTGCGCCTGTACTTCCTTGTACAACGCACTGCCAAGCGCGGGTTGGATGTGCATATCCTGAACCTTGACCAACGTGGGCCTGATTTGGGTGTACGCTACGTTTTCGTTTATCACGCTGTTTTCCAGCAGGTATTCTTCACTTACAAATAAGGCGATGCTCATACTACACGTTTAACTGTTGTTCCTTTTTTGACTACCAATTGCTGAACCCACATATGTCTGCAACTTGGCCTGTGGTTGCCATTCGGAAGCGTGAACCAACCGCCTCTGCGCTCCCAAACGTTCCAGCCAACCAACTGCCCGATGTCGTTTATATCGCTTCGGGTGTACAACTTTGTCGCGCTTAAATCCAGCATCGTCTGGCAAAACTTGCGGCTCTTGTCGTAGCCATCCGCTTTGCTCAACCCCGAATATTCTGGCCGCCAATCGTAGCGATAGCGCACCTCCACCACTTCCTCCTCCACTGGCACTTCTTTCGTTGCGATATCAATATCGCGGCTAATCGGAAAGCGGTTTTTTTCAAGCAGATAGGCAATACGCTTGCGAATTTTCGCAGGGCTGACCTTCAACGCCTCGGCTATTTCTTTGACCGTTGCCAGCCTGTGCTTCTTGCGATACGCCATTATCCGCTTGTCCAACTTCTCTTCCTCCTCATCCACCGCAAACGTTTCAGGGTCGCCTTCAAGTGCAAGTTCCCACTGGTCCACCACGTCAAAGGCTTCCGCGTCATCGCCATACTGCGACCCAACTGCCGCCAACATCCGCATCTCTGCATCCTCACCCTGTGCGCTGAACTCCGCTTGGCCATCAGTCAGGAAGTCGTTAATCTGCTCGGCGGTCAATCCAAAGCCACTGCCCAGCATCGTCCGTGCCTGCGCCTCGCTAATCTTGCCCGACTGGAAGTTGCGCACTATTCGCATCAGATGTTGAAACTGCCGCCCTGTCATAGTCCGCAGTGCTTCGTTCACTGGTTCGCTTGCCAATGCCTCCGCCGCAGGTGCGCCTTCGGGTTGCGCCTGTTCTTCTTCCAATGGTTCAAGTCCTGCCTTCTCGCGCAGTTCATTCCGCGTCATTATCTGGGTCAGCACCTGTTCGCTCAGTTGTTCAGTGACTGGGTCGGTAGGGCATAGGTACAAGCCTTCGATGTCGTTAAACCCTGCGATGTAGTTGACCATCCTTTCCACAATCATCACCCGCGCGTTGACGTAGGTGTTTTTGAAAAGTTCATACGCCTCAATCAATTCCTTCCTTCCACCCAACTGCCCTTCGGTTTTCACGCCAAACAGCATCGGGTTGGTGACGTTATGCGCCACAAATATTTCCTCCTGAATCTGCTTGTTCAGCAGGTCAAACTGCTTGTCCAAATCGCTCGGCGTTAGCGACTGGATGCTTGGCGCGCTTTCCTTGCCGCTACTAAACGTCAGCACGAATCTACCTGCATTCCCTGCCCCGCTGAACTTGCGGCGCATCATCCGCTCAATCTCATCCTTTTCTTCTTCGGTCGGGATGCCATCAGCGAAGTTAATCAACTGGCCGCCCCAAAACTGGTTGCGGATGTTGTTGATGTGGAAGCGCGCTATCTCCGCATCGCATTCAATGTACGCGAGCGCACCTTGGTAGTTAGGAAGCGGGTAGTGCTGAACGCCTGCGCTGTAATGGCGGTAGTAAAACATCTGCTTGCCAACGCGGTGCTTCTCATCGAATTTCGGCATCTTCTCCACTTCGTTGCCTTTCGGAAATTGCTGAATCATACGCGCATCGTACCAGTCAGCAATTAGGAACATCTCATCGTCCAAACTCACCCGCACCTTTTGGAATGGAACGTGTTCAACAAAGGCAATGCCGCCGCCCCTGTTCCAAGTGACTGCAAGCGCGAAGCCGTTAAACAACTCTAAATCCAGCACCAACTTCTCGGTCAGGTCGTTCAGGTCATCCTCAACATTCGGGTCGCGGATGAACTCCTCCGCTCTTGCTTGCTGTTCAACTGTACCTTTATCGCTCGCCTTCCATCCCTTGCCTACGATGTAGTGAACCTTGCCATTCACGATGGCGCAGTGCTTCGCGCTTTTGTGGTAGTTGTCCAGCAGGTAGTAGGGGTATTCGTTGCGCTCACCAAACAGCACCATATTAGCCTGCTTGTTTTCAAGCATAACGGGTAACTGGTAGTCGGTCGTGGGTATAAAACTGAATGCGAATTTAGAAGCTGACATAGGTGTTGTTATTCGTTGGTGCAACGTAGGTTTCAACTGCGGGTTCGATATATGCAAGCCCTGTTTCTACCACTCGCGGCGTTCCCATTAGGAATCTCCGCATCGCTCGCGTGTGGCGGTTGGTGTTGCTCTTCATATGATTGTGACTATTGCCGTTGTTGAAGTCGATAGTGATGGCATTATTTGTATCAAATTGCGTGGATGACCAATAGCGTTGATTTGCGAAGTTGCCCAAGCCATCAGCCGCAAGTTTAGTGTACATTTCGGCCAATTCATCAAGCGAAGGAAGAAACCAATCGCTATACCCGTTCAGTATCAATTCATCGCAAATCCGCGCACTTATACCCGATGTAGCGCAAACTGAAATAATCTGATTTGTATTACTCCCCCCAGTTCCAATTTCAGAAAGCGTCCCATCCACAGCAATATCTTGACAACCCCAAGGTGCTTTGTCGCTTTGGTCAGCCGCCGCGCTGATGTACGCATATCCTGAATCTTGAAAAACGAATAAGCCACCACCAAGCGCGTCACCTGCCGCGTAGCCGTTAGCATCTTGCAAGACCTCGTATTTGTACTGCCCCTTTTCAAGCGCGCCAAGCGTAAAGGTGAAGCGGTCATATCTCTCCTCGTAACTGCTCGCGTTGCTAATCGCGTCAATGTACACCACCGTACTGGTGTTCTTGGCAATATTCGTCAGTATCAACTTGTAGATGGTCGCGTTGGTTGCGCGTTCAGTCCACGTCACATTGATAGTGTTGGATTGGCTGGCTTTCAGGTATAGCATTACCTCTAAATACCACGCGCGACTGATTTGTACAAATTCAGCCTCGCCTCGCTAATTTGCTGGATGTCAAACTTGCCCTGCATCTTGGCCCGCAACCGCTCACCCATTTCATTCGCCATCGCAGGTTCGTTGATAAATGCCCGCATATACTTATACCATAGCTTGTCTTTCTTTTCAGGCACAAGCCACCCATCCACGCCATTCTCGATGCAATCCGCATACATCGGCACCTCGCTTGCAATGACTGCCTTACCCATCCACGCGGCCTCGGTAATCTTCAACTCCGACTTCAAGCGGTTGAACTTGGTGTCGCGCAGTGGCGCAAGGCTCACATCCACCCAGTTGTAACCTTGAACGTAGCTGTATATGTCCGCCGCTTGGATGCGTGAGTAGTTGTTGTTCTTCCCTTTATTGCTAAACACCTGCTCATAGCCTTGATATATCGGGTTGTTTTCGTTCCACCCTGCCAAGTAAATCATATACTTGCCATCCAATTCCACCTCATCCGACAGGCGTTGCAGTGGTGACCGCATCAACTCAACATCCTCCGTGTGCTGGGCCGCGCCAAAGTAACCGAACCGCACCCGCTCGCTTTGCGTTGGTTGCTCCTGAAACTGCTTGTACTGGATGTAAGGCGTGTTCGGAAATATGCTGACGTTCTTGTTGAATTTCACCAACTCATCGCGCAGGTATGTCGTGGTCGTGATGATGTGGTCAGCTATGCGGATGTGCTTTTCGATTATCGCAGGCATCTTGGTGTCGTGGTAGTGCCTGTAAAAGCTATGCCCTGTGCCTAAATGCCAGTAATCGTCCATATCCAAAATGATACGCGCACCAAACTGCCGAAGGATATTAGCCACCTGCTCAACCGCTTCAATCGGGCCACCCACCCACGTGCGGTTGTACAGGAATAGGTCAATCGTCTTCAACTCATCATCGTTCATCGTGCGGATGTCGCTGATGCTGACAAAGTCCACCACCCCGCCGCATAGGTCGTGAACGGCGGCATTTGGCATTTCAAGGCGGTAGTAACTGCATCCTGTTGGATGCTGGTTGTAAACGATGCATATTCTCATTGTGCAGATTTAAGGGTTGACGTTGTGCAAAAATAAGAAAGCCAGTGCGACCCTTACGCACTGGCTTTCAACCAACCCAAACTGAACTACACTTAATTCGCGCCGCCTGTGATTTGCGTGCCTGACGTAACCCCTGCGATGACAGTCGATAGCACTTCCCTGCAAGGCTGTGCCTCCATCGCCGTGAACGTCAACTCATAACCACCACGGTCACCCATCGCTGTTCCTGACTGCGCTGTGCCGCCACTTACCTCGATGCCATTCGTTTCACCCAACAGCCAATACTTGCCGTTGCGGTCAGTAACGATGGCCAACAACCTGCCGTTGGAAGCAAGGCGCAACTGATTGCGTACTTCTTGCGTGAGCCTGTTGATGACCAGCGTCATTTCTTGCTGATAGAAAATCGTGCCGTTTTCAACGCTGGCGTTTGTCGTTTCAGTAAACTGACCCACGCCCTTCGGCAATTCGTATTTGTAGAAGGCAGTGCCGCCCGAAGCGTAGCCAGTAAAGCCAGTCACCGTGCCTGTGGCGTTGGTGGCTACTGACCCTGTTACGTTCCACGATGCAAGCCTAATTTCGCTAATGCCGCCGACATTGTTGCGGCATCCTAATGCATAACCTGATGTAAGTGCGCAGCTCATTTTACACTACAGTTGGTTGGACGGAATTAGATGCCCGAATCAAGACCATAAACTCGGGATAAGCAAACTGCACCCCGTATTTGAATGCCGCTTGGAAGCGGATTTGGTCATTGTCGTAAGATGACCAGATGCGGAAGGTATCCTCATCCGAAAGTAGGTCAGTGCCGTAAAACAGGTTGCTCAATGACGTCGCCACGATGCGAAGCGTGCCGTTCAGACCGTTAACCGCGCACACCTTCATATTTGTAGCTGGGTAATAAAACTCACCTGCGCCCAGATTGCCGAGGTCGCCCTGATACAGGTTCAATCCTACCAATCTGTTGACAAGCAGGCGGTAAGTGTCCCAGCCGCAGAAGGCGTAAATATCGTCCCTGCCAATGATTGCGGTGGGTATTCTTTCGTAAGCTGTCTCGAATGCGCTGACAATCGTAGTTGAACTAAACGCCGCGCTGGTCATCGCAGATACAATTGTACTTGATGCCGCTGTCTTCTCCATCGTGTAAAGCAAACCATTCGTATGCAGAAGGGAAGCGTCTGTATCGCCGCCGCCCGATACGAAGCCCGATGCTACAGACACTGTACCACCCGCGTCATCAACGCCAATCCAAATGCCCTTTTCGATGTTTTCGGCAATTTTCTTTGCCTTCTGCTCTGCAAACGCCTGCTCAAAGGGTACGCCTTCGTAGTTGCTGCCCTGCGTCAGCTGGCTTTGCATCCAGTACTGCTCAAGCGAGCGAGGGCATAACTCCTCCTGCACCTTTACCCGCGCCATATCCAAAACGCGCTGACTGAATGTGGTTGTGCCTGATGCAGTCCACCCACAGGTCGTTGCGGCTTGGAACAAGGCATTCGTGTCCATCAGATTCAGCGCTTCTTGGTGTTTGATGCCAACACGCTTCTGCATTAAAGATTGCGTCTTTGCGTCAAAGACGGCTTTGGTCAGCAACGGCAACCGCTGTTGCTCGACATAGGCGGTTAAGCCTGTAAGTGAAAATGCCATAGGTTTTTATTTTAGGTTTTTAAGGTTATTTGTTAATGCTTCAAAATTCGTGTTGCGCGACAGCTTGATGTTCTCGACAATCGCATCGCTTGTCCGTTTGCGTGGCTCTGCTGTTGGTACTTTGCTCATCTTCTGAACTTCTGCATCCAACTGGTCAAAGCGCGCGGTGTTGGCTTCCATCGCACCTGCCAACTTCGACAACAACTCCTCCAACTTCGCTTCAAGTGCGCTAATTCTCGCGTCTATTTCAGATTCGGCGGTCTCGCCTTCAGGCGCGACTTCAATCTCCACTTCCTGTGCCGCTACTTCTTCCTCCACGACTGGCTCACCTGCTGGCAAATCGCCAACTTCGACAATCTTGCCGCCTTCGGTTGTGATAACCCCGACTTCGGGTACAGTGTGCTGTCCATCAGGTGCGGGTAGCATTCCTTCTTCGGTCACAACGAACACAGGCGTACCTGCAACCAAGTCACCATCAACGCGCACCATCGTGCCGTCTTCCAATTTGTAATCTGCAAAGTTTTGTGGCGTTGGCGTTGCGGTAAACTTCCGCAATGCGTCAGCCAGTTCAGTTAAACGATTTGCTATGCTCATAGGGTCGCTTTTAGATTAAATACCACGTGTTTGGATAGTATGCAAAAAAACGCTGAACGCTTCTTCAAGGCTTGCCATCGCCGCCTCTAAACTGGATTCAGTTGCCTGCATCCCGAAATAGCCTTCAATGCTAAACCCTGTAAACTGGTCGCGCTCCGCCCACACTTTGTCGTTCTCAACCTTGAACGACCCAAACCAACTGCCATCAGGTGCATCCTCAAAGCCCTTCGGTGGATTCACGCCGCGCTCGCGGTCAATCAGGTAGCTTTCAAACATATACACGCCATCCAGTGGCTTGCTGTGTTCGGCGTTCACCTTCGCTTGGTTTTGTTGCTTGAAGTACTTCTGCACCATCTTGCGGATGGTGTCCTTGTCAAACATCACGTAGTACTTACCTCGCGTGTCATCCTGTCTAATGATTGGCGTGTCAGCAAGCATCAGCGGTCCTGTCAAGATGCGAAGTGCGGCATCCTCTGCGAATCGGTGTTGCTTGGATAAGGCGATGAAAGGCCGCTCGATTGCGGGTGATTCAACGAGGCTGACGTAGCTTACGCCTTCGCCATCCTCATCAATCGTCATCAGGTATACAGGTAGCTGTTCCATATCGTCAAATACCACTATGCCCCCAACGTTGCAAATTCACTCATCCTGCGAAGCCTGCCGCTAACCGAACGGATGTCTGATTCAACCACATACGCCCGCATCCCTTGCCCTTGTCCGTTGGCAGGTGGGTTCAGCAGTTGGCTGTTCGGATTGGTTGCTGTTGGTGCGGCCATACCTCCTCCGCC